CATCTCCGTCAAATGTTTCCTGCTCTCCGTAGAAATCTTTTGCATCCAGGATAACTGTTATTTCTTCCGAGTGATCGTCAAAGTATCTGCCATCTATGGAAATGTAGTCCTCTATCAATTCGTACTTTATTTTGATGTTAAAGTTTTCTATGTAAAAACGTTTTTCTCCTTCCTCTATTAAAAGGTAGTTTTCTTTTGAGTCTTGATTTAAGATTTCAGCCTCAAGGATTTTAAATTCTCTTTTCATTTTATTTTTTTTATTGGTTACAAAATTCTATCATTTCCAGTTTTATAAAAAGTCGAAGGTGGCATTTTTTAAACCCCATCCAGTAACAAATCACTTCTGCCTCATCTCCAACCACTTGTAAAAATAATCCTTTTATTTCCATTTCTTTGATTTGCCACTTAACTTGAGTGCCAATTAAATCTTCGTAATTTTTCATAACTAAAAACCTTTGTGCAATGATAGATATATGTTTTCATATAAGCAAAGAACACATAAAAAAAGTTATTAAGAGGCTGTTTTTAATAACTCATCCAGGCAAAAATGTCAAAATATGATTTTATAGTATTAGGTGTTTTAAGGCGTTATACGAGGTTTTATACTTTTGACATATCATAGCATCAAAAGTTCACGAACCGTGTTTTCCTTACTGGGTGGGCGTTTCGTGAGGGTATAAAAAAACCCTCCTTTCGCACAAAAAAGAGGGTTAAACAATAAAACAAGCGAAATCAATCACTACAAATTTACTTTTTAAATCGTTTCAAAACAAGTTTTGTCAAAATTTTTCCTACTGTTTTTAGTATGCCGCTTTCCGCTTTTACCTCTACCGTAGTTTCGTTATTTATCTTTTTTATTTCAACGTCCAACTTTTTACCATCGTACTTGAATCGTTTTTCTTCATCGTCTTTGTGAATTTCTACGTCTCTGTTTTTACCATCGTAGATCACATCCACCCCATTTTCATCTTTTGAAATGTGCAATTTGTTACCATCTACTTCGGCATCAATTTTAATATTTTTTTTCTGCTTTGCCATATTTTTAAAATTCGTTTATTAAACAATAAGTTACGGTTTCCTGTAATTTGCTTTTTTGCATCCCTTGGTACCAAGACATTTGTTCAATGTATGCCTCTCGTTCATTTATAACCTGGCATCCTGCCGACCAACCATCTATTTGATTTTGCGTCATTTTAAGGCTGCGAAGTGAAAAATCATAAGTATTAGTATGGTAGTTAATTCCATACCATCCCAAAATTGGTTTACCTAACTCTTCGCTCTTTCCATCTAGGTCACCATCTCGGTATACTAATATCCTGGCACCAGTTTGCAATAACGCTGGCATTTTGCCCTTGTGCATTCCAAATTTCCAAACACCGTAATACCAATTATCTGCTGCCACCACCGCTGCTCCAATAGTATTATATCTTTTGTACCCTCCTTTAAGGATAGAACCGCCAGGGTTGGTAGTTCCCGTAAGCACTTTAATAAACTTTTCCCCCTGGAACTCGTAAAACTTATCGTCAAAATAATTGGGAGTATCCTCCTGGGAGCGAACCCCTAATATCCACCTACCTTTTGGTATCTCTTTGAAACTTGGTAGGCTCTTAACTCTATCCAGGAGTTCAATGTCTTTATATTTTTTAACCATTGCGTTTTCTAATTATAGAGTATATAATAAAAATGGATACTAAAGTAATAAAAATATTTTTACCGTAATCATCCCTCTCCACAAGTTTCTCCAGGAGTTTATATTCTTTATCCGTTCGCTCAACTAAAATAGTTGTATCGTCCTCCTTAACCATAACAAAAGTATCCAGTTGGAACGTGCTGTCTTCGGAATGGTGCGTGTGCTCCATAAAGAAAAGACTATCTACATAAATATCATTTTCCATCATCGTTGGTTTTTCGTTTCATCCATCCAAGGAAATATTCGTATAAATCATCTACCAAAACATCCATCTTGTCAGTTATCTCATTGGCAGTCCATCCAACCGCAAAACTTATTAATATCAACGCCTTTTGAGGCAACTGGTCGTAAAACATTTCCACCAATCCTATCGCACAGTAGCACAAAATTCCTGCTACTACCATACTGGTTAATTTATGCTTTAAGGTGCTTTTTTTTCTTATTGATTTAATCAACGCTCCAAGCATCCCCGTTGCGATACTAAATACATCCGCAAAGTTTTCCAATCCTTTCATATCAATAATAAGTTCTTTTGTTTTTAAATTTATCCTCTACTATACACGTAACTTTTGCCTTCCTGCTAAAATCATAGTACTCCACCTCTGGACTTTCTTTTACGATAACTGGTTTATCCTGGAGGCAGTAATCGTGGTTGTGAGCGTTATAATCGCTTATGTATAGATTGTTCTCGCTTAAAAGAATTAAATCTATCATAGGTTGAGTAATGCACTTGTGGGATGGGTCTGTTATGATTTCGTAGGAGTTAAGGTTTTCACGTATAACCCTTTTCATCTCTCTGTTGGAGTATATAATATTATCAATCTCCATATTTGGTTGTCGGTTTCCAATATAGCCTCTAAATCTTAAATCGGTAACAACTCCGCTGCCAGTAAAGTTAATGCCCTCTATCTCGTGGTATCCGTCAAACTCCGCTCTTACCCTGGCTGTTGCAACTGCATCCTGGATAGTGAACGGATATACTTTGTAAACTCCCCAGGTGTAGCCTCCCGTTATACCTGCTATGTTATAGTCAATTCTCAACTCATAGCATCCAGGACCGTCCCCACTGGCAAATACTGCATTCCAATCTATCGTGCAAAAATATGCGTTAGGCTCATTTATAAAGGGTTGAGCGGTTGGTTGAAAAGCGGTAAGTTGATTGTTTTTATACAAACGAAAAAAGAACAAGTCCGTAGGATCACTTACCTTTATCCAGGCACTAGTTTTATCGTTTTTCCAGGATGTTGTTCCACCATCTACAAAAATAAGATACTCGCAACAACAGTCTGTTATTCCTCTGTTCTCCTCCTGGCATATCTTGGGTAACTTTATGCTTTTAAACTCCTGCTGCCACCTATCCTCTACATCACATTCAACGCCTTGTGGACAAGGGCACGAAGTTTTTAAAAAATCCAGGGTAGTCGCCTCCCAGGGAGGAGCACCCCCAGTTGGGCATTGGTCGGTGTTTGCTTTATAAAGGGCAACTATTCCAACTATGCTGTTAAAATTCGGACCTATATACCAGTTATCAATCGCATCGTGCCAAATAAAGTATGTAGTTCCAAAGTACGTAAACTGGTAGGCATCATACCCATTTAAAGAGGTAAAGGCGTCCAGGTTAAAAGTTAACGTTGGGTTTCCATCTTTAGCAAACTCTATTTGAAAACAAGACATTCGTTAGAATTTAGTTGGTTTTGTTATCTGCTTAATAATTGTTTTTCTAGTTCATTACTAGCCAATGTTATTACCTCTGACCTTAATAATATCATTTCCTCTTCATTGTTAATATCTGCCTCTTTCTCTACTCCAAATACCAATTTATCTTTGTAATTAGTGTCTAAAGGTTTTAGTTCAAAATAAACCTTGTTTTCGACCTGCTGCTCTTTTATTATTTCTACTTCCATTTTTTAGTATTTTGTGTGAATTTGAATTGCTGCTACGTCCATAATTGCCGCTATTGAAGTGCTTGTTCCGTTACATCTACTAACAACAGGGCTTAAAAATGTACTGCTAGATGGCTTGTCAGTTGATGTAATAATACCTTGCTCTACTGTTCCCGTGTCTATTCTTGTAATACGCCATTTAACATCTTGACTTCCAAAATCATTAAACAATTCAAAACAAAACATACCCGTAAATGCTGCTCCTAGGCTTCTATTGGCAGGAAAGTCACTACCCAACGGAGTTTTTATTGCAGTTCCACTTGAATTATTGTGCATAATTTGAAGGGTTGTATCGCTTGGGTCGTTACCTACTCCAATAATGTTTCCTAGGGAACTTGCAAATGTTAATGAACCAATTTGAAACGTTATTGCATTACCAAAACCTATCCAATTATGTGCCGCTGAATTATACGTGGTATCTCCAAACCCGAATGTAAATATAGCGTGGAAACCCATACCAATTACAATGTCAGTTCCGTTCCCTCTATATCCTGCAATGCTGCCCGATGAAGTTGCACTCGTAAATCTTGACCTTATTATTTTTGTTGCAGTTGTACCCGACAATACCAATGGTGCTTGTGTTCCACCTACTCCACCCGATAATAAACCCGAGTGAAAAACGGTTGACGAACCATTTGTAAATATGTGGTAACGTGAAACATTAAAACCACTCACTTTAGGTATAAATTCTTCCTCTGCTGAGGACCACTGAACTGCTGAACCCGAACCCATTGTCAACACTTGACCTGTCGTTCCTCTTGAATTTGGTAAAATATAGTCTGTGTTTGCAGTTGAATTTCCTATTTGTATCCTGCCATCTGTAATTATATTCAGTAAATTAACTAGGTCTTGACTTCTTTGTATTGAAAACGCTTTTGCATTACTACCTATAATATTGGTAGTATTAATTGAATAAATTGCTCCTGCAGTTGCTCCTACGTTTGGTGTTACGCTAACTGCAAATATTTTTACGTCTATAAAACCAATTCCACTTGTACCACCACCACTAACACTTCTATCCCCTGCAAGAGTTCCATCGTTTGTGTAAATGTTGTTTATTGTTTCATTCTGAAAAGTTACATTTCCTGCTCCGTCAGTTTTCATTACTTGACCATTTGTTCCGTCAACACTTGGTAAAAAATAATTGTCTGAAATTTCTACTTTACCATCTTTACAAGCCAATATATGAACATTTGTATTATGGTCACGAATGATAAACGAGTGGTCGGTAGGGTCGCTTCTTACCTCAAAAATTATGTTTCCATCTACTCCGTTTTTATGACTTTCTACTATAAACTGACCCATTGTTTGAAACAATAACACTAGGTTATCTCCTGTTAATGTTCTGTCTGCAGTCAATGTACCATCCGTATTGTAGATATTTACTGAACCACTTGCGAGTGCTTTAATTACGCTACCCTTAACTTTTGCAGTAGAATATACCGCTCCATCGAAGTAATCAATATCGAAATAATCGTCGTCTCCTACGCTGAAACGCTCTAATAGATACTCGTGTATTTTTTGATTTGCCATACTTTTTATTTTTTATCCTAACAGTTTTGGTAGACCGCCAGTAGTTAACTTAACCTGGTTATCGGTCAACAATTTCATATTTTTAGTTATTTGATATTTGCAGCCTTTTATTTTTGTTGTAAATTTAACTCCTTTTTCTAAATTTATTTTATTCGAGTTAAAAAAACACTCCATCCTGGCAACGTTTGGACTTGGAAATGTAAGGTCGCAAAAACTTCCACTCAAAGGAGTTAAAGGATTAAGCGGGTTGTTATCAAAAGGAACCACAGTGCTGCAATCCCAACGAGGTCCTGCCTCCTTTGGCTCTACGGTGATCATTCCCCACACGCTCGGTTCTATCCAATTCTCCAGTGGTTTATTTAGCGTATGCGTAGCCACAACTCTCATAATCTCCCCTTCTATGATAACCGATACTTGGGTGTTATCCAAATCTCTTATTAGAGTAATATCTTGGTCGATATACTGGTCGCTGTCATAGTTTTTGATTATAATAGTTTCCTGGTATTCGTGTTCTACTCCCTGCTCCAAGGATGCCAGTTTAAACCTCAACTCCCAGTTTGTAGTTGTTCCATAGGGAACCCAATCCTGGGTTTGTTGATTAGGATAAAACTCTGCGTTTGCGTTAGGCTGCGGTATCCAATACTCCCATCTGTATACCATAGGGAAGTGTATCCTAAACCCATAATCAGTTGCAGTATCTACACCGCTATCCCTTACCAATTCTGCTACTTTTTTAACGTTAGTATCCTGGAGAAAGTTAAATATTGTTTGCTGCTGCGAAATTGGATACGCTCCAAAAACTAACGGTACGCTGCTAAAATCAAAGGTAGAACTTTGCAGCACAAAAGATTCATCCGTTGCTGTGTTATACGCCTCCAGGGATGCGGTAACGCTATCTATAATCGTCCCAAAAGGAACAATAAACTTTCCGATAAAGGAGAGGTCGTCCTCTACATTTCCCTGGAACCCTGCCTGGGTAATTTGCGTATCGGTATAATTCTCACTGTGGTCTTGGAAGTTTGAAACAACCACGTTTAGGGGTGTTCCTGGCTCTGGCTCTCTAGTAAGTTGATTATTGAAAAGCAACCAATTCACATTCCCTGCTTTTACCCAAAACCTAAACAGTCTATCGTCCTCCGCTCTGCCTTCTATAAAAGCCGCAAACTGTAAGTTGGGAGTAAATGTATAGTCAAAAGTTGTTATCGTTCCTACCGTTACTGGGTTGCTTATAGTTATCGAAAATGCTCCCCCACTTGGATTGGCGTATGCAGTTGAAAAAGTCAAAGGATAAACTCCTGCTCCCTGGCTTGGTGCTATCATTGAAAGTTGAGACTGATTAAAAGGCTGCTGTTTAAAATATGCCTCGTCAGTTGGCACGTATGCCGCTCCAAAAAAGAACTGTCCAGGTGCGTAATCAATAGAAATTTGTCCGCTAGTTGGTGCAAAATAATCTAATATCGGTATCCCTTGAACCAAAGATGAATTTATAACGCCAGTATTAAACGCCTCGTCAAACCACCCCGTATCCGCCTGGTCGCCAATAGCATACTGCAACATATTATTGGGGTCTCCGACATCCCTCTGCCAGTTTTGTTTTATAAATAACTTTAAGCAATTAGAGAAACTAAAGTATGAAGAATCATAAACTCCACTTTGTATAGTTGCTATCGTTATTCGATACGAGCGTCTGTCTGGACTCGTTGTATAGTTGGTTTTATCCTGGATATTGGCAAAAGAAACAAACTGTCCCGACTTTAAACCGACCTGCACTCCTGGCACAATTTGATTAAAAACAGTACCAGTTACATCAAAAGAAAATCTAGTAACTTCTCCATCTATCAAACTAAATTCGGTGCCGCTTGACGAGTTTGGAATATGGTTAATATCCAGGAGCAAACCAGTTCTTTTTACAGTTCCTCCTTTGCTGTCAATTAAGATTTCTATTGTTTGCCCTGCTGCTCCATCAAACCAAGTTATAACCGCTCCCGAATAAACAATAAACGTGGCATCCACCGCACTTAAAGTTCTTGTTACCTGGCTTACAACTGCTCCTACACTATCGTATATTGTTATTTCTACTCCATCTCCAGGACGAAAACCCTCCGTTAAAAAGTTTCCATTTCCCCAGGATATAGTTTTTTGTGCAGCGTTGTGGCTTAATATATTGCTGCCACTGGCTACGCTTATTTCCTCCACAATATCTATAACCGCAACCTCTGTATCACCTGCGTTAGATTTTAAAAAGGTTATCGGAAGGGCACCCGTAAGGGATGCGTTATACCCCTTGGTTATCGCTATAACTGGCATATTTTTGTATAATTTCGTTAACAACTGCTACATCTTTGGCACTTCTTATTCGCTCCATATCTGCAACCATCATTTCAAATAACTCTGGTTTATGAACGCTTAACTGCTCAAATATTTTATCTTGTGCCTCCATCAACGCCGTGAGGTTTCGTTGGGAGTCTTCGATTATTTTCTTATAGGCTTGTGCATCTATCATTGGTCTACTCTTATTATGTTTACTTTTCCATTTGCGTAATCTAACGGCTCCTTATAGGAAATGTTGGCGTTGCTCTTTTCATCAATCCACTCAATCCTCAACAACTCGCACACCTTTCCATCTATCAAGGCGTAGTTACTATTCAGCAAAGATACAAACTCATTCGCTCTTAATCTGAATCGAACATTTTCCTTTATGATAAAATCGTTTTTATCAATCGCCTCTATGTAATGAAATTTATCCCACAGGTTGGCTGCACTCTGCACCGTTCTGTAATCTCCATCAAAAAGAACTTGTGGGTACTCTGTTCCCTGCACTTTTTTAATTCCTGCGTTCTTTACGTATATCGCTTTAGTTATCCCCCAATACTGCTGTGAAACTTTTAATGCTCCATATCTATCCGTAATTAATTGAACATAGTTTGTTCCTGCAAAACCCAGGGTGCATACAAAAGTTATAACATCAATTAAGCCAAAGAAAACCAACCCAGTGAACTCCAGGGCGGTTAAACTTGTTTTGTTCGCTCCCAGGCTAAAATTTATTTGTACTTCATTCAATCCCTTTATAGTTACAAGGGATGGGTCGGAAACCGCTACGCTATTTTCTGTGGAATACTCTGCATCGTGCATTTCATAAATGGGTCCCTCTACGCTATGCAAATCCGTAAAATCTAACGCATATTTTATGTAGTATCTTTTCCACATTTCGTCAGTATTAAAGGTATAAGCATCATCACGTTCCGATTGCAGCGACAAGGCAGGAAGAACAACTTGTGGTGCAATATTGGCTTGGTAATCTCTCCTCTCCAGGCGGACTACATTTCCCAAAATAAAAAGTTCTGCGTTGAATATTTTTTTAACCTCATCTATGAAGTTCCCAAAAAGTCCAACGGTATCACTAGCCGTCGGGTATCCCTTATTAAAAGGAGCAACTAGTTCTGCGAATATTTTTTCAAAAATACTGTCGTTATCATCCTTTAAGGGAACTGGTAAACAAAACCAACTTTTTGATTCCGAAATCAACGAGGACTGGAAATCATACCCTAAAAACTGGCACCCCTTTTTCATAAGGTCGTAAAAATATACGCCTTTTAAAAACCGCTTTGGAGGGAACAAAATGTTAAACATTTGCAACGCCAGGTTTGTAATTAAAATAACTATTGCGGTAAGGTATGCCGCTCTTAAAAGCACGTTAAGGGATGCACGAACAATTGCAGGAACGTTAAACGAAACAACTGGAATTCCAGGAGGTGCCAGTCCTGGAATGGGAGTTGATGCCTCTATTAAATCGTTGATTGCCTCCACAAGTTCCTGCGTTGCTTGTATTAATTCCTTACCTATAACATAAAGAGAAACCGACATAGTTAGGAGCGTTTCGCTAATATTATCTTTAATAACAAAATAAGGCAAAACCCTAATATTAAACTGCACTCCTTTTGACCGCATCAACTCAAAACTAGTACCTCTTGCTTTCTCCATAAAGTCGTCAATTCCCTTCCTTCGCTTTACTGTTACCTCGCAATCGTGCTGTCGAATAATTGGCTTTTCAGTTAGGTCAACATAGTAGTCCAGGGTTATCCCTCCATCCATCTCAACGGTATAAGGGATGCCAATAAAAACTCCGTTGGTTAAAATATGCTGCTGTATGATTTCGTAACCTTCCCTGGGGAGCACTATACTATCTACCGACAAACTTAATTCGTTTGGATCACCAGTAAAGTTGCTTACCACTCCAATCTCGTCTCTGTTCCTGGGAGTTATCTCTACCCCGTTTAAAAAGTGTTTCATTTTCTTACTTTATATCGGTTGTATATAATGGAGTTTCCTTTTTGAGTTTTTTCTACTATCTGTATAGCACTCTGCGTTATCCTTCCTAACTCAACATTAGTCACTGGCTTGTTAATTATTTCCTTTTTCAAATCTTTCATTTCAGACACCAAAAGGGCAAAGTCAAGACTACTCTCTTGTCCTTTATACCTCATAACCGAACTAGTATTATACTCCTGGGCGATTTTTGCTAGTTGCTCGTTGGACATATTTCCTATTTTTTGATTTAGGGTTTTTGGTATAACTCTTTCGTTGGGATGCAGCACCGATAACATTCCACCTTTACCATCTACACCCTTTCCATCCCTGCCAGTATCCTCCGTTCCCTTTTCATAAGTTGGGAGCGAATTAATAAACGCCTGGAGTAGGGTTGTATCTCTTATAGTTTCAGCCAGGGGGTTTTTACTCCCTGCCTCTACTTTTTGAGAATAGGTAGTATAAACAGTTTCCGCTAATCTTATACGCTGCTGTCGGCGTAACTCCTGCTCTTTTCTTTTTGTAGCCTCTGCGATTAATCTCTCCTGCTCTGCAATCGATTGCTGTGCGTTTATATTGCCCTCTTGTGCCATCTCTCGCAACATATCGGCTTGTTTCCTTGCTGCCTCTATCTCTTTGTCTAACTGCTCTACAATCCTCTCGCTTTGCTTAATTAACCAATCGGCTGTCATTTTCGCAAAATCTTGTTTGGCTTTTTCTCTATCCGCTAACTTTTTTAATCTATCCTCCTCCGCTTTGTCCTCCTTTTCTTTCATCTTTGCCAGGTAGTCGTCTGTTAGTTCCTCCTCCATTTTGGTAATATCCTCAACTCTTTTACGGTTTACATCTGCAATTTCTTTGTTGGTTTCTTTGGATACACCCTCCTTTTCTAACTGTAAATCTGCGTATCTTTTTGCCTCCTCGTCATCAAGTTCTTGGTATCTTATTCGATAATTCTCGTCTATCTTTGCCATTGCGTCCTGGTGCATTTTATTTGCCTCCGCCGTTTTACCTGCGTTCCCTTTTGCCGCCTCCAAGTTGTCTTTTAACGTTTCCTCGGCATCTGCTTGTAGATCACTTTTTTCTTTTGCCAGTGCCAGTGCTCGTTGTTTCATTTCATAATCATACTGTCTGTCCAACGCCTCCTTTTCGTACTTACCTTTTTTATCCAAGTAATCTACCTCCGCATCTGCTCGTTTATTAATCAATTCGTTTAGTTTTTTAGTCTCAAAAACACCATACTCCTCCAACTGTTTTTGTTGGTAATCAAACTCTTTATCAACTTGCCGCTCCAAATCCTCAATGTTGGCTTTTCTTTCGCTTTCCGCTATCTTATACAACAAATCAACTTGCCTGGTTAGATACTTTTCTACTTTATCCAACTCGGTATTATAGGCTTTTAATTCTACCACATTTGCCTCCAGGGAAGACTTAATTTTTCCGCTGTGGTCTTTTACCTCAACTCCATAAGAACGCACAGAACTTGCCGCATCTAAGTAACCTTCGTTCATTATCTCAACTTCATCCTGGGTTCTGTTTACAGACTCCTCTTGTGCTTTAATCAATCCTACAAACTGGTCTTTCAAATCGTAGTATCCTTGGTTGGCATTTTCCAATAAACCAAACCACGCAGTTCCCGAATCAAAACCAAAATCCTTATACTGCTCCTGCATCCACTCAATATTTTGTGGAGTTAACTGAAAATCAAAATTAGGGTCGTTTAATACTTCATTTACCCACTCCAATCTTGCTTTATAATCGGTTAATAGATTTTGTGCAGTTGTGGCGTCTTGCTTTGCTTGGTTTAGATACTTTTGGTTTGTCTTTTCTGTTTTCTCTCTAAACTCTAATTCAGTTAACTTACCCTCATTTCTTTGTCTTTGTAGTTCTGCTAATTCCTTCTGCATATCTTTTGACCTCTTGGTGGCTCTTTGGTCGTCCCTCCTCGAAATCTCCTCTTTTCTAGCATCGTATAAATCTGCTTGTCTCCTTGCCTCCGCTGTTGAACTTGCTACGTTATACCACTGCGTTGCTACCTCTATCAAGGCACTAATTATAACCATCCATCCAATAGACCCGATAACCCTACCAAACGTTCGAGTAGCGGTTGACGCTGCTGCTGTTCCAGTGGCTACCCCTTGCTGTGCTCTCGCTAACTGTATCTGCTCCAGGCGGTAGGCTCTTGTCATAGGAATTTGTGCCATTATCGCTTGACCCATCATACGCCACTGTACCGTTCTTGCCTTTTCTATAACCAACAAGGTCAAGGTAACTGCTTTATACGCAACCCAGGCTCTTGCTATCTTATATACAACGCCTAAAATAGTTATTAAAGTTTCCGCAAATGATTTTGCTGCCTCCCTCTGTTGCAGGGCAATATCGGTATCCTTTTTTAAGTTTTCTTGTTGCTTTATAATCGCATCCCTGGTGGCGTGGTATCGCTTTGTTTCCTGGTCTATTTGCCTCTGAATCTCCAGGCGTTCGTTCTCCGTTTTGGCTGCATCTAAATTGGCTTTTAACTCTTTCATCGTTGCAGCATAATTGTCGTCCTTGCTGCGTTTGAGATTTGTTAAGTTATCTAATTGAGCGGTATAATATTTTTCGCTCTCGTATCTCATTTGCTCAATGGAGGAACTTGTTCCTGCAAAGATATTAAGCACCTCCGCAAACCCGTCCACAAGGTACCTGGCTGTCATACCCATCGTTCCTTTACCATCCTCCAGGGATAAAAGGAAACCCTCCCAGGCTGAACCCAACAAAGTAACTCTACCTTGCAAAGTATTTAACTGGTTGTTGGCTGCACGTTCAGCCGCACCAGCACTATTGTTAATTGCACTTTCCAGGTCGTCTATTCCTTTTAAGTTTCCTGCTAAAACGTTTGACGCTACTGCCGCTCTTTTTCCGAACTCATCAAAACCCATTGTTAGTTTATCGGAACTGTTGGCAATCTTTTCTAATATGGTGTTATAGTCCAATCCCTGCCCTGCCGACTCTATAAATATGTTACGGAGGGAGGTCGCACTACTGGATGCGTCAATACCTGCATCGGATAGTTTTCCCAACAACGCCAACATCCTATCAAATGAAATACCTGCCGAATTTGCGGCACCTGCCACGATAGGGATGGAGGTCTGTAACTTTTGGAAGGATAGTGCCGATTTTTGCGTTGCCGCTACCATTTTATCCTGGATTTCTGGTGCCATTGCGGAGGTATATCCCTCAAAACTTCGCACAACTGCTCCAGTTAATTCCGCTGTATCCGCCAGGTTGGAGTTCATCGCTATCGAACCATTAATCGTAGCCTGGGTCATATCCAATATTTCTTGCATAGAAAAACCAAGACGTGCGTATGCCTCCTGCAACTGGGCGGTTTCTAATGCCGTTTTTGCTGTGGTCGCACCAAGATATTTGGCGTTTTCCTGGAGTGCTTTAGTCTCCTCCGAAGTTTTGTCTAAAACTGACGCCACTACCGCTGACTGGAACTCAAACTCCATAAAAGTAGTGGTTAGTTCCTTGAATAGATTGACAAACCCCTGCAACCCAACCGTAACTCCAAATGCTCCTGCTAGGGCGGTGCCAAAGTTATTTACTGCCTGGGTATAGTTTCCTACATTCCTAAAATTATCCCCTACCGTCTTATCTAACTGTTTTAACTTTGCATCCCCTTGCTGTGCGGCTGCGGTTACTTGCTTATATTGTGCCGCCAACGCTCTATACGCTGCGGTATTTTTCTGACCGTTAGCCTCCAGGGATAGCATTTGTGCACCCAACTCCTTGCTGCGGTTCTTTAATTCTCTAGTATTTGCCTCTAATTGCTTATAAAAAGAGGCTTGGTTTTGTGCACTTTTTGCCGCTTTGTCCCTTTCCTTTGACAACCTTGCCTCCTCTTGTGCCTCCATTTTAGCGGTTCGTAGAGTTTCTTGCTTTACACGCTGTTTCTGCTGCTCAATAGCCAATAACTCCACCTCCGCTTTCGCTTTGGCTGACATCGTTGTTCTTCGCATTTGGTCTATTGCTTGTGCCTCTTTGCTTAATTTGTTTATTTTCTCCAGGGAGGTAAGTAGTTTATTTATCTCTTTAGTGTTCCCGAATTTGATACCGCCAATAGTTTTTTTAAGTGCCTCCGCACTCAATTTTAATTTGGCTCTCATATCGTCCAAAGATTTTAGTGTTTTGGCTGCACTATCTCTTATGCCCTTAAAAATATCCTCGTTCTCAAAGAGGTCTCTACTACTAATTTTTTTTGCCATTGCTTATTTTATTATACCTTTCGTACTCTTTTAACATCTCAAAGTATGATTTTACACTAACTTCCTTTGGTCTTAACCCATAACCCAACCACTTGGATAAATATACTGTTCCCTGCTCCAGGGAAACGCCCGTTCCTGCTGAATTCATCATTGAGTTTAATCTTTGGTTCTCCATTTCAAGTTTAGTCAACTGGAATTTATCCGCACTTATAACATAGTCCAATTCCACCAATGCTACCCTCCTCATCTGCTCTAACATTCTCGTATATAATTTCCCCAAACCAAAATGTTTTATATACTGGTCATACATCATTTCCCAATAGTGTAGATCACTAACAGAATTTCCTTTTTTGGTATTTAATCTTATATACTGCATTTCTCCATCTGTGCATTTTACCCAGTTATGTAATGGCATTTCATCAAGGTCCAAGTAGTAACCGCTGGAGTATAATCTTTGCCTCCTGCGTAGTCTTGTTAATAAGTTTTTGCCTACTTTGTTCTGTAAGTCCAATAATGCCTTCACCATATTTCCAAAATAAATTAGTTCTTTCTCCATCGTCACCTACCTTTATGGGGTCGGCGTCTATTTCTATATATTCAGAATTCACACGAATATACATACTTTTATAAAACTGTCCCGTATCTTTGAGCGTATATGGTGTACCTGCTGCTTTCCTAGGATTGATTTTTTCGGTAAGTTCGGAGTAGTAACCAATGATGTCTCCGTCCTCGTCACGACCTTTTTGTAACTGCTCCTTTTGTATCAACTGCTCAATTATCCACTTCCGCATCTGCGGTTTTCTCATTATTTCCAAAAAGATTGCTCTTTGTGAAATGGAGTATTGAAATCTGTTTAATATCTGTTTTAAGGCATCCATACCCCAAAGTTACAAAGGATAAAATACATTTTTTGCATCGAATAAAAAAAGTAAAAACGCTTAAAATCTAATCAAAAAACTGTTTATTTCTTATTTTTTAAATCCAACGTATTAGGTTAAATAAGGCGTTTATAGCGTCTTTTTACCTTTCACATATCTTATATCATTTACTTGACGTACCGTGTTTTGCCCACCCAGTAAGGGTTGTAGCGTTGCTGTTTTTTGCATAAAAAAAGGGGTAAACTTTCGCTCACCCCTCTTTGTTTGATAAGAAAAACGTTAAACGCTCTCCTCTTTTGTTACCGTATTTGCGGATTTTCGAACTGGCGTTTTGACGTTGTATTTATCCCTCCAGGATACATACGCAGCCTCCCACTCTTTCGCTTTTTTGCTGTTTCCTTTCGACAAACTTTCTGCGAATTTCTTTTTTGTCTCCGCATCCAAGTTGGAGAACCAAAGTGCATTCACACTAACGCTCCCGAACTTCACCGAGTTTGCAGACTGGAATAATGCCACAATCCTTCTTTTTGGTACGCTCAATTCAAACGTTTTAAACGCCTCCTTTATGGAGGAGAATTTACGCATACTTTGGTCTGTAAATGGTATCTCTCTTGCTGCCATAACTCCAGGATTATACTCCAACAAATGATACTACGCCACTAAAACCATCCTTTAAAAGAGTTAAAGTATAGTTCTCTCCTGCTACAAAACCGAACGCAAGTTGGTAGTTTCCAGTTGATGTTTCAGTTACGGAGGTTATAACCTCAACTCCGTTAGTTACACTTTCTAATTGGAAGTCAGCCAAAACCGCACCACTGAAAAGGATAGGGTTAAGTGCAGTTCCATAATCAAAAGTAGCACTAAAGTCGATACTTGCACCTAAAGATGAACCAGTGATCACCAAGTTAACATCGATTAGTCCGCTCAAAGAATTGAAATCAACTCCTGCCTCACCTGCCGTAATCATATACATAGTTGACTCGTCAAATAATCTATCAAAGTCAAAACCTAACATAATTTTCTGAACAGTTGAATCAGTTGCGAACATAAACTTCGGGTCCCAAGACTGTGCATCCACTGGGATAGGATAAAGGAAGTTACCAACTTTTGAACCAATTAAGTTTCCAGTTACATCCACTACATAGATACCAAAACCTACACATCTTCCTGCCTGGAGTTTACCTAATAAGGTCGGAGTAGAGTCTTCTCCCCATAACTCCCCTGCAAAAGAACGCTTACCTTGACGTAAAAACGCCATCCTTCCGCTGTTAGCCTCCTCAAATTGTGAATCTGCTTTCGCTAGTTCTACGTTCTCAAACAAAGGAAGTGGGAACCATCTCTTTGAGGCATCCAATTCATTTACTAAATCATTCCAAACTGGAAGTGGAGCGGTTAAATCAATACCGTTCAACACTCCTGCGTTATCTCTTAAGGGCACCATTATCAAAGATGCCGTTACGCTTTGGATAGGCACACACCCTGGTCTGCCCGTGTTGGATAAACCAACATTACAATTACATCCTGCCATTTTTTCTATTTTTTAAACAGTTTAACATTTACAATTTTCTTTATATTTTGTGAGCGTAATGCTCAATTCCACGCCACTTAAATTAGCGTCCAGGATATTGCGAACCATACCGCTTTGCTCCTCTACTCCGAAACGAGTAAAGTTTGTTATCTCGTAGGTATCAATCGTTTTGTATCCTCTATTTTTGTTTACGGTTTCAATGAATAATCTACATAGTTCTGCCATCGGCTCTACAACATTTGAAATGTGGTCGGCTGTATAGTAGTCTAATATATCTGTTTCATCCAGGAAGAAAATACGCAATTCGCTTTCCCAATCATAAACTGATTCCCTCCCATATTGAAAGTATCTAATATCGTGAAGAAGCCAGATTAAAGGCGTTTTTTTCATTAGGTCGCTTTCAGCAATAGTCCACTCTCTGTTGGCTGCCAACCTTGTCCCACTAATATAGTAGGGTTGCGGTAGGTATATCAATCCAGTTACCTCTCCTGCTTTGATATAGTTGTCAACCTCCACCTCTGTTATAATATGCTCAATATCGTCAGCATCTTTTACGGACTTGCCGCTCCTGGCGTATTTAGTTCGGCAGGTTTCTGTAACTCCCTCCATAGGTACAAACTGTCCCTGGATAGTGTTGTCTATCTGCGTTACTAAATCTCCAATATGCCTTGAAATATCCTTTATCATAACCAATAGTTATAGAGTTTTCTTACTCCCTTAAAGTTATCGTATCCTTTTCCTATATCCTCAACCGTTAACTGTGCTGTTCCATCCCCAAGAGGAACGGTAAGCACATCCCCAACTTTGTAGTTCGCTCCCTTATCTGCCAGGAATAGGCTCTGTATTTTTCCCAAAGTAACGGATGTAACCGTTATCTCTGCGTCAACATTTCCTCCCTGGAGGTATAGCACATCCCCTGCCTCGTATCCTAACCCTCCCTCAACTAATTCAAGGGTAAATACTGCTTGTGAGGGGTCTAATGGGTCAACTGTTATAGCAAACAAGGCACCAAGTCCAAAACCTCCAGTAACGCCGTATTCTCCATCGCTATACCCAGTCCCAGGAACGCTCAAGAACTGACCATCAATAGTTCCAACTCCATCGGTCTCAACATTGGCTACTGCTCCATCTCCAGTTACTTCACTTATGTACTCCGTGGTGTAAAACCAATCATCTACATAAAGTTCTGCGTTTAAATCGCCATCTTGGATGTATAAAGTATCCCCAATATTATAACCGCTCCCTCTCTCTACTATCGTAACGGAAACTACTCCCCCTGCTCCATCCCCAACATAATCAACCGTTGCTCCTGCTCCTACCCCTCCGCTCAATGCTACATTGGATGCAGCCAACGAATAGTTGCTGCCTGGAAGTTGAACGCTAACTACGCCTAGTCCTCCGTCAGTTACCTGCTGCGTTGCATAGGATAAAGTTTGGTTTAGTTGGGTGCTGTATCCTTCTCCCTGGTTGGTGATCCCTAACGAAATGATTTGTCCCGTTGCTGCGTTAGAGTTTACCGTTATATACTCTTGGATAGCGGTAAAAGTTCTAACCGCCTCGTTGTATCTTGTATACATTAAAGAGAACAAAGTATTGGTAACCTCGCTATTTTCAGCCATCGGTTTAACCATCCCATAGGGAGTCATTTGGTTGTATAGGTCTTTGGCATACTCAAAGTAAATAAATCCTTTTAACATTTCCTTTATACCTTCCGAATCTATGATAGTATTTACCGAATTATATGTCTGCCAGGAATAAAAATACATATTATAATCCTCGCTTAATGGGTAAAATATTTTCTCATAATTCGGACTTTGCGGCACCCCTGCAATCAAATCATTCATAAACTCATTGTATAGAGAAACTCCCAACAACTCCTTCAAGTATCGGGGTTCGTATCTATCAATATAGTCCTGCAGTTTAGCGTTATCGTATATACCTTTGCTTAATGCATATTTGCCAGTAAAGTCGGGAATGCTAACTATCATCTTTTACTTTTTTATCTCTCCGTATCCTTTTGTCAACAAAACAAGTGCGTCCTCGCTTGAAACCTCAAACTCCGCTCCCTCTGGCATCGTATGAAACTTACCATTAGAAACAAACATAACGCTTGTCCCTGGCTCAACTTCAAAAGATACCGTTGGAGTAGAGGCGTTAGCCTCCAGGCTGCTACCTTCCTTTTGCTTTTTATTTTTAAGTGCTCGTTTTTCCATTTTGCGTTTGATTAAGGTTTATCAATAGCCGCAATCGCCGTAGCAATATTTCCTTTGATGAATGCACCAAAATCGTTTGCTTTGATATAGTTAACTAATCTCGCCTCACAAAGGATGGATACAAAGTTCTTTTGGAAATCATCGTTAACGTATCCAACTGAAATGTTCATATTTTCACGGAACTTCAAGTTATCTCGTTTCATATCGCCAACAAGGAATGTGCCCTCTGCCATCCACGTTGTAGGGATCACTGTAAGGCTCATCAATTGAGGTTGACCAGTTAATGGATTCACAACGAATGCTCCATACGTGTACTCGCCTTGTGCGGTTTTAGTTAAGTGAATTTTTGCTACGTCTCTTGGATGCAAAACTATGTGCGTTGGCATAAATTTATTTGTTTCAGCCTGGGCAATAGCACAACGAAGAACGTCAGCAATATTTGCGTCAACTACTGATGCAGCAAAACCACCAGCGGCAAAAGTTGTGGCATTCACTAGGATACCTTCCAAGTTAGCACCAACACCAGTTCCGTTAAGAACGTTGTTTTCGATTTGGTCTGTAATAGTTTCCATCAAGTCGCTGTTGATTTCTGAACGAACAAAATCTAAATCGTCCAACATCTCTTTTGATACTTTAATCAAACCTGCTACTTTTTTAACCTCTTTGGTTACCTCTGCATACTTCAAATCTCCCTGTAATTTTGCGGTACCTTCCCCAATCCAAGAGGCAGTAGATGCCAAAGTTTGTTGGATGTATGTAACGAATTTTGAGGATGTTGTTCCCCTGGATACCAAGTTCTGAATCAAAGGTACTTGACGAGCGATTCCATTTACTCCTGGCTCAAGTTCTGTCAAGGCACGAGTTCCAGTATAATCGTCAATTATCGTTGTATTCTTAACCTCTAAATCTAGGTTATGCCCTCCTTTGATAACGTCCAATTTAGAACTGTATCCTTTAACTACTTGCTCCCCAACAGAACCTAACTTTACTTCCTTTTGGAACTTTGCACTTTCTTTCATCGCCTCAAGTGCACCCTCCATTTTGGCTACCGCTTTCTCGATTTCTGAACTCTTAATCTCCAAAGATTTTAATTCTGCTACTTCGCTTGACAACTTCGTCAAGTCTTCTTTTGTTGCCGCTTTTTCAATGGCGTCTCCAAACATAGTGTTGATTTTTTCAACCACTTGGTCTGGCGTTAAATTAGGATTTTCCATTTTTTCCTTTTTAAAAATTAAACATTTATTTTACTTATAACGGTTGCCCAATCAAACCCCTTTTCAATCGGCTGCTCCTCCAGGGCAGTAGGTATAATACCTGGCTGCATATCGGACAGTGACTTTAGTTGAGCGGTTAAATATTTGGCTCTCATTTCTAAACTATAAAGGCGTTCGTCGCTACCTTGACCTTTGGATAATGCTCCGATAACTCGAACCAACTCCTCCGAAACATCGTCTATATACTTGGTTTTGTTCTGCCCTTTTACAACTCCCACAACGTTGGTCAAATCATTTGACCCAAAAGTTACAGCGGAACCCTCAAAAAGAACCACCTCCTGGATAAGATTATAACCTCCTCCTTTTATGCTTTCATCTTTTACGAACTTAACCTTATCTGTAAGTAGTTGGTAACCAATAGAATGCTCTCTAATGATGCCCTCGTTATAGTCTCTCCAGGCATCTTCACCCAGGGATGAAGTTCCCAACTTTCCAACTGCAAACAATCCGCTTTCATCCTCCTCCAACTTGGTAAAGACTCCGATTTGTTTAGTCCAATCGTGGTGCCGTAGGAACTGAATTTTTCTGTTTCCCTGGCTGCCAGGACCTCGTTCATTCAAAGACTTTTTAAACGCTCCTTTTTGGATAATATCGTTATCTGAATCAAGGTTGTCAAACTTTGATAAATAGATTGCGATTTCTCTTTTATTGTTATCAATATCTTTAATCTCTCCCGAACTTTTGGTGCTGTATATGGATGCAGTTTTTACCTCCACTTCCTGCTCCTCCGCCTTCTCATAGTTATCCCAAATCAACTGACATTCCTTGCGTATACGCACATCATCGTTATCGTATAGTTCAATCATATTTTCGTCTTCCTGGCACCTAAAATTGAACCTTCTTTCGGGTTCGTCGGGTCTTGGTCTTGGCATTCTTGGCATTTTAATAATCATTTAAATTTAACAATCTCTCTCTCTCTTCGTCTCGTAAGGTTATCCCTGCCTCCGTTAAAATTCGGAGTGTTTCAGCGTTAGTCCTTCTTACTTCGCTCTGCTCCTTTTGGTCTTTTTGCAGCACTGGTAAGTGATCGAAACAAGCCTCTAAATAGTACCCCTCCTGCTCCAGTCCTAGTTGACTAATTATAGAGTTGTATACCTGCTGCGTTTCGGGAATGATAGTATCAGTATAAACCATCCTAACGCTATCTCTAACATTAGTAAACGTTGCTCCTTTATCGCTTGAAAAAAGGTTCACGCTCAATCCGTAGGCGTCTATAATCGCAATCTTGTCGGCTGTTAGTTCTTCAAATAGCATTAAGTCCCTGGTAGGGAAACTCATAGGCTGCCACGATACATTCGCCTCTGTTATAATCAATTCATCTTTACCCCTGCGGTACCAATCTTTTCTAATCTGCTCCCTTTCTTCGGGCGTCATAGGGATAGCACCACCCATATCGTTTTGTTGAGCGGAAAGTATCCCAATCGCTCCAATATTCTCCAGGAGAACGTTCCTTTTTTTATACCCTGCCTGGATGTTTGATAATGGATACTTCAAACTATCTATGCGGCTAATTGGCTTTACGATATTCATACCATCAGCGGTAGTTAAATATACCGCATCCTGCCACTCAATCCTTTCTTTGCTGTCATCATCATAAGTAAAAGAGAAATAGTCGATTAAGTTCTCTTTATCCATCTGCTTTAACTTCTTGCCAGTTAGATTAATTTCTACCTTATTGGCAGGAAGGGGAATAAAAAGATTGCGAACGTTAAGTATCCTTTTCGGGCAATAGCAAATAACATTTGAGTATAACGCATCCTGGACGCTTATAGCATAAACCACGTCGCTCCAACTTTGGACTGCGTTGGGGGTCTTTATCATATCAAGCAACCAGTGGCTCTCTACCTGCTCCCCTTTTGCATTATAAAGTTTGGGTTCGTTGGCTGCCATCATTGTCGCACGCTTATTGATTACCGCTCTCAATTCGGGAATATCAACATATAGCCTCCAGGCGTCTGCTGTATCTACCCACACCGCCTCCTTTTTACCCCACAACTGAACCGCAGGTGGCAACATTCTGTTTATAATCTCGCTGTATCTCCCTTGATTTCGGAAGGAGTTAAGGAAGGTGTTAAGATATTCAAACGCCATTTAAAGTATAGTTTTGCCAAAGTTAAACAAAATATAAATACAAAAAAGGGGGGTCGCTATGCTATATGTTTAAACATCCCCTGAGCAAAGACGGACAACCCTGCCAGGCAGTCGGGTGCGTCATCATTCTTGTTCCTTCCTTCTTTGCTGTATGCCTGGACATTCTCCAGGAATTGTAGGCATTCGGGAGTTCTGTTGTTTAGATACTTCACACGCTGCTGCAACCAAATGCATTGCATAAGGATACGAGTTTCTTTTTTGGAGGTGTTAGGAACTTGCAGGATGCGGCAGTTTGGCGTTTCTCTTTGCAGGTGTCGGGCAAACATAGCACCCATACTGTTGCTCTCTACCCTGCAATATTTCACTCCCCATTTATTAAGCATAGAGGATACCATTGGGAGGGTTATGTCGGTGTTGTTCTTATTATAAACATAGTCAACCACATAGAACTCGTTGCCGCTTACCCCCAGGACTGCCGCTGCCGTATAGTCCGCTCCCTGGTCTGCAACATCCACATAAGCAATGCAGCCTTCCAGTTCGGGAACATCATCCAGGAAGACCATTTGATTAAATAAGCGACCTTTAATATCCACTGGCTCTTGCATATACTCCGCACTCCAAATGCTTTGTTCCGTTCGGTCTCGCTTTTCTTCATACTCTTTAGTGGTCATAACATCCTCACAGAACGAGTTGCCACTTTCATCCAAGGCAGGTATGATAATAGATTTATCGTATATCCTTCCCTCTATGTTCCTCCCTATTATATCGTTTATACTCCACCTCGTTCCAATATCTATCCTGGCACATCCTCTCTCGAACCTGGAGTCGTGCGTTGCCTCCTTCCACTGAATTATCCTATCGTTGACCGTATCTGATAGTGCGTCCTCCAAACCTCGGTAAAGGTCATCGGTTATACCAATCTTTGTTGCTCCAAAACCAATAATTGTTCCTCCTACCCCTGCTCCGAAATAACTAACCTGCCTGGCTTGACTTGTGTTCCATCCGTTTAGATTGCTCTTATCATCCGAAAGGGAAACGTAGGCAAAGACCGAACGGAACTTGTCGCTTTTTAGGATTGCCCTAACATCATACGAGAACTTTAAGTATAGGGTGGCGGTGCAGGTGTTCCGCATCACCGATTCACTTGGGTTTCTGCCTATGCTCCAGGCACAAAAGAGGCTAGTTATATAACTCTTTCCTGCCCTAGGTGGCATTGAAACGCTTAACGATTTAATCTTTCCCTCCTCTATCTCCTGGAAGGAGTTCGCCACTTGTTTAAGGAATGGTCGCTTGGTAAAAAATGGGCGGTCATAGAAAAGGCAAAAGTCCCAAAAGACCGTGCGGCAAAGATGAAAGTAAAGTTGTGGAACGAGGTCTTTACTCGTCAGTTGGCTGTCCTGCATCCTTTAATATTTCCCTTATCTCCTCAACGGTTAGGTTGCTGAAATCATAGTTTGTTTGCATCTGCTCTACTTGTTGCACTGGTGATCCATAGGTGGAGTCCATAAGTGCTTTATACGCCACGGTATCTCCCTCTCTTGCTTTCTTTATCTGTGCCAAGGTCATTAAATCTTCCTGGCTCATCGTCTCGTCCACTCCAGTTAAAGGGTTCTTCAATCGCTGTTCTATCTCCAACCAATACTTTGCTATGGTGCTACGGTTCCTGGAACCTCTTGGTCTCCCTCCAGGGTTGCCGCTCTCTCCCTTCTGCCACCTTGGTTCAATTTGTCCTTTTCCTGCCATCTTTCGTTGTTTTTTCGTTGTAAAGGTATAAACTTTTTTTTATGCCATCAACGGGTCATATCTCCACGCTCCTGCATTATCTTAACTTCAACGCCTTATTACATTGCTCCTGGACTATATCCACCCCTACTGCGTTATATCCGTTATCATTTGCCAGTTTCAGAATGGAACCCTGCCCACAGAACGGGTCTACTATCGTATCAGTATCTCCCTGGCTGCTAATGAAATCAATCGCTAACTTTCCAGCCTTGAACCCCATAGCGTTTTTATATACCATCTCCCCTGCGTAAAGAACATCGGGCGTAGCCTTACCACTCTTTGCTGCTTTGCTGAAACCGAACATATTTGAAAACCCAGGACGGAACAGATTAACTGTTTCGGGCTGCTGCTTTAGTACTATCTTGTTAAATATATTATCATACCCCATTAGTTTGAACTCCTGGCTAATCAATGTTTTCTTTTCTATGTTGAACCCTTTATGTTTTCGGTCGGTTTGATAAAAAATGATTATACCATCCTGGCTTAAAGATGCAGCCAAAAGACTACAAGTTTCCCTCACCCACTGCTCCCACTCCTCCAGGGAATGATTAGTCTCCTCCATATCGGGTAGGCTCGTTATGATTGCTTTTATATCCTTTTGAGTTAGCAACCATTGGTGGGAGTCGGCACATATCACTTCCCTCTTTACCTTCTTGCTTTCCATCTATCCAATCATTTTTTTATACATCGCATCCGAAACAAAAAAGTCCATAACCAAGTGAACTCTATCCCTATCTCCATTATTTACTGCGGTATGCGGTTTTCTCGTATCCAAGTACCATAAACTTCCTTCCGTCATATTAACAATACTTCTCTCTCCCTTATGAGTCCAGGAGTTAAAGATAACTTGTGGATTGGTATAGATAGGAATGTGCAGCCTTACCGACTTCCCTGGCTGAACTCCTGCCTCCTTGTCCGTTATATCTGCGTGGCGTGATAGTTCTCCGTTGCCCTTGGTTAATCTCATAAACCTAACCCTATCTGGAGCACTCCCCAGGAACATACTCTCTACTATCTTTCGGGTATGCGGAAACTTATCTACCGCATTAGTCCACCCACTTTTATCCTTCAATCTTTCGGCGTTTTCTTGTTTCCACTTTTGGCTCATCTCCGTAGGCTTGATTATAAAGTTAGGATTGTTTTGGTCATACCCTCTTATAGCGAAGGCACTCCAACTTTGCCTTTTATTATAAGTGCTGTAATGGTCTTCCCAACTGGTGAACTGCTCTAACTCTTGCTTTATGCTTTGTAGATCACTTGGAGTTAGAAAGTGGGGGTCTATCTCTTTAATATTTATTTCCTCTCCTGGAGCAAGGGTATAGTTAGCGTTTAGCCTCAATCCGTATATTCCTTTAAGGTCGCTACTTGCTGCTATCTTGGTTGTTATATACTCAAAACCCAATCCTTCCACTATATCCCTTACCGCTTTATCTTCGTCAAATATCTCAATCAAAAGAGGGGTTTTAACATTATCAACAAAGTACTCTAATATCTTTTTTTTCTGCACTCCTGCTATGTGCTTAATAAAAGTCCATCCAGGAAGGATACTAAAAGAATTTTGAGTAAAGTCTGTTACTCTGCTCTTGGAAGTATATTGTTGGTAGATAGCCAGGGTATCGTTCTCTTTAGTTTTTAATACCTGCCCTTTTGATAATGCTGTTGCTATATCTCGTTCGTTAGGCATCCCAAACGCTCCGAAAACATACGGTTTATAATCTTTTTGAACTACTTTTTTTAATCCTTTTAAGAGTTCCAGGTCGTAACCTTGCTGCCAACTGTTCATAACTTTTTTATATTTCTGTTGCTAAATTCAAAGTGCTTGTTATAGGTTGCTCCATCTCTTCCACCTCATCAATATCGTTGATTAATTCACCAAACTTTGATTTGATATTAGCAATATTGCCCTTATAGAAAACCAAAACGTTTTGGTGCACCTTGCACAACTTTCTACCTCCGTTAAATATCCTGGCTGCTCTCAACCCTGCTGTACCAACGCTTTCCAAAAGGATTGCACTGTTATAGTAAACCGCTCCTGCTTTGCGGTGTGCCTCTACCGTTTTTCCTATCAAGTCCAGGTATACGCCATTCTTGTCCCTAACATCCCCAACAACATAAACGCTAAAACTATCGTCTGCCAGGTTTTTAATACTTTCCTGGATAATATATTCGTATACCTTATCAAACTCCTCGTGTGCCATCGCTGACAAGTCCTGGGGGTCTTCACTATATTGCTCCAAATCATAGTAAGGAGGGCAAGTGAAAATCATATCAACGGTAGGTTTCTCATCCAATGAGTTTAACATTCCACTCATCTGCTCCGAACTACCAACAAAATATTGCGGCAAGTGATCTACACATATTTCTTGCACTTGCTTTTTGTTAGCCTCTACCTGCTCCGCTCTCAAATCTATACCAATATAATTCCTTCCTACCTTGGATGCTACTATACCTCTAACGCTGCCACCTGCAAAAGGGTCAAGTATGGTACCGCCTTCTTTACAAAACCATCGGTAAGAAATCTCACAAAGAACTGGGTCAAAGACGCTCGTTCCACTTAACTCGCTACTCTCAATAAATTCCTTTATGATTTCAGCATCCGTCAAACCCTGCTCCTTCTTTGCATAATAGTTTGGTATCTTACTTTCTATGTTTGCGGTATTCGGACTGTTGCCTTTTAAAATCTCCGCTAACTTTTTCTTTGGGTTTGATGCCTGGAGAATTGTCTCACTATAATTTAAAAGGTTTCCGCCTCTGCCAATCTCTGACTGAATACCTAACCCTTTCCACTCCGCTTTCCTTGTTTGCCAATATCCTTGTTTAGTATCAAAAACAGAAAAGGGTGGAACTATAAATTTATCCGATAAGGACGAGTGAACTCTTTGCTCTACTTCTGCCTCGTAAACCTCTCCAGGCTCTCCCTGGATGCTTGTAGGCTCTCCAAATGCTCCGCTATCAATAAAAGGCATTTCCAACCCCCATTGCTCCAAGTCTTCTACATCCCACTCATTTGCCAGGACATCCCAATCCCACATTCCGTAATTTACGTTATCGGCAATCAAAAACTCTTTTTTCTGCTCCTCCGACCAATCATCTGCCAGGATAACTGGTACCATTTCTCTTTCCAAATGCTGCAATGCTGCCAACCTCATATTTCCACCAAGCACTTCGTAGTTTCCTCCTTTGATGGAACTAACTATCAACGGTCTTTTGTATAGCATTTCGGGAAACCTCTCTATACTTCTAACTAATTGGCGGAACTTCTCGTCTTTGATTATACGAGGGTTTTTGGCGTTAGCCTTTACTTTTTTAATGTGAACTTCATTTATCATTTATCTACTTTTTTACTATACAAAGAACAAGGATGTTATTAAAAGCAAGATACCCAACGCCAGGCATCTTAACAAACTTGACGCTATCTCTTTTGGTTGCTCCAACCAATACTTTATCCTTATATTATCCAACCAAAACATCGGTGCGGTTATCCCTCTATCCAGGAAGAAAACCAAAATTATCACTGGAAATAATGTTACTGCAACAATCACATTTAACTTGCTCTGTTTCATTTCTTTGTTTTTTTATTCGTTTTCAAATATACTTATTTTTTTATTCGTGGTTACAATTCTTCAAAAATTAACGCTCTCCTTATCTCAAAAGATAGCAATTCGTCAAACTCATCCAACCCCCTTTTTACCCATTGGTCGTACTTTTCTCTTTTTCTTTCCCTCTCTAAAATCTTTTGTTCTTCCCTATCGCTGACATATTTCCAGGAGGAGTAAGACCCTTTTTGTGATCTAACGGTACCTATAACTTTTATCATTCCAAGGTCTTGGAGTTGGCTCAAAATTGCTGTTAGAGTTTGGTGGGAATACCCTAATGTTTCCCGAAGGATGTCGGTAGTTACCAACCCTGGATGCGTTTCTAATCTTTGTAAGTGGTATAAAACTTTTACCGTTTTCGTTCGTATCGCACCGCTTTCAAGTTGCTGTGTATACGTTTCTCTTTTTGCTTGACTGCTCATTTTTTTGTTTTTTATGTTAGTTTATTATTTTTTCTTACCCCTCTGCATCCCTTACCCAGTGGGCGAAACACGGTACGTTTCTTTTTGATGCTATCCCCTCGTAAAAGAACAAAGACGCTTAAAACGCCGTAAAACGCCTTTATTCGTTGTTTTGATATTTCTGTGTTATAGGGCGTTTTCATCCTGGATGTCCGTGATGTTTTTGGTATAAAACGTTCGGATGTGGGTAAGTTCTCCTCTCTTATTTTTTGAGAATTCAGCCTTTTTTATTTTCACCCCATCTATGTAAAAAGAAAAAATTACCATATCTTCCGTCTCCTTCCTGGAGGTATGATGGGTGATTAATTCGTGGCTGTTTCCACTTCCTCTGCCAACGCATACCGTGGTCTCGCTGACATTTTTTGCTCCATAACTTTTGTTGCTTTGGTAAATGCACGCTTGTACTTTATTCCAAATTGGGTAACTTCTGCTCATCTTTTTTTATTGTTTTTTGATTGATTAAAAAAATTAGTGCGGCTACTCGAACCGCACTTTTTCAAAATATTTGTATATCCTTTCCAGGTTGTGCACCGCCAAGGTTTTACCGTTTATGAAAACGTGGAGGTTAGGTTGTCCAACTCCGCACTCTTTTGCAAATTGATTAAGCGTCATATTTTTCGTATGAAGGAAATCAATTACTTTGAGCCTGGTTTCATCATTGAAGTTGGTTAGCACCTTCCAGTCTATTACTTTCCTTCTGCTTTCCATTATAGATTGTTTAGTATATCTACCACGTTCTCAAATCCTGGAACATCTCCCTTCACTCCGCTTTCCTGCTTTGCCTGGAATGATAGGCTAAATTCTAGGTCTCCTTCTTTGCTTGTTCGTTTCCAGGCGGAAACCCAGTACTCTATTCCATCAACTGTCGCTCCTCCTTTGAAATGTGGATGCGTATCTGTTTTTCTGTTTTGATTGAGTTTAAGTACTCCACTGTTGTTTTTTCTTTCCATCTTTTATTTAATTAAAACCATTGCCGCAATGTATCATTGCTTTTATTTTTTGTTCTTCAATCAAGGTCAAGAACATAAAGACCTTTTTAAAGCGTTTTACGATGCGTACCATTACCATCCTTATATTTCATTCATATATTCATCAAACTTCACTCTCGCTTGAGTTATACGCTCCTGGATGCTTTCGATTGCCTCCTCGTCTCTTTCGATTATAAATCTTTTAACTCTGCGTTCTTCGGGAATGTGATCTACGCTCGCCTCTACCATAACCACTGTTTCTGCCTTCTTCTCTGCATAAGTCCAAAGTTCGTCAATGCTATTAGCATCCTGGAACAAAAACGGTCTATCCGCATAGTAGTATGTTAAGCGTTTAATCTCTGCTGCTATTATATGTGGGGGGTGGTTGCTCAAACAGTATACTAACTCTGCTTGTTGCTTTCCAGTAAGCCACATATAACATTGCATTTGGTAAAAGTAATCTTTATTGTTAGGATTCTTAAACCAAGGGAAGGTATTCGCAGTCCAACTGGTTTTTATATCTGCCAGGATGCTGCTGTTAACATCGGGTTCTCCTATGATGAAATCGTTTACCAATCTCACTTTTGGAGCATCGGGGTCAACATCTATCCACCCCAGGACTCTTGACGCCAACTCTATATTCTGCCGCTCGTTCATTATTCCCTTTTCTATTTTAGGACTTATTATCTCCCCTGGCTCAATTCCGTATTTGTGAAAAAGTGCAGCCTCCTGGATAACTGTAAGGGCGGTTTCACCCCACAGTTCATCCTTTTTTCTGCCTCCAGTCATTAACGCTCCCATTTGTGAAGGTCTTACTAACCATTGATGCTTACTCATTTTATAAAGATTTTAAAGTTGTTAATTGCTCCTTTGATAACTTGTAGTGCTGCTCTGCATACGCTACCGTATAAACATCTCCCTCTTTATTTAAAGTTCCCGATTGGATAGCACCTACCAGGGCATTAAATTGTGCTGTGGATAGCGTTACTTTTTGAGGTTCTTCATTCTTTGGTTTTCTTACCTGCTCCCCTGCTGCATCTGTGTCCAAGTCAGTTATTAAGTTGAGGGCACTAGCCAGGGAGTACCTGCGAAAATAAGTTATTCCCGAACCCATTGCTTGGTAGTCGTTCATCTTTGCCAGGGAAACCCGTGGCACCTCAACTTTTGAACTCATCCGCTCACCGCTCTCTATATGAAAGATTATAGTTTCAAGGTAAGTTATTCCTCCCTCTGAACCTAACGGCTGCGTGAAGGCAAGTCCGTGTTTTTTAAGTAGCGGATTGATCACCGAAAAGATGGTCGGCAAATCTGCGTAAGAGTATCCATACCCTTGCGTTGCCTTGTGAATTACTGGAACTTCTTGCTGAAAGTCTGCCAGTGCTTTAATTAGATTTTTCATTTTGTTTTGTTTTATTGATTTTATATTGCAATATTAGATATATGTTTTCATATAAGCAAACATTTATTCATTTTTTTTTAAATGCCTTCCTACTTCCTGGATAAACTTCTGCTCCTCCTTTATCACTCCAGTTTGGTACATATCGTATAACTCCTGGATAGCATCCAGGGTTGACCTCAAATCTTTTACTTTATTTTTTAGGTCTCTAATCTCGTAGTGAACTTCGGGTATCATCTTAAGTACTCTTTTTGCTCCCAACATTGTTGACAAATATGGTGCTCATCGCAGGAACAAGTTAAGTCGGGGTCTATCTCATAAAGGGCGTATCTATCTGCGTCCTCCCTGGCAAACTCTCCGTGCACCTCGACCTTTGGCTTGGATTGGCTTATTGCCTTTTGCCACTCCTGGATGCGGTTTATTACCATCTTTAAAGCGTTTTTTGCGTGGCTCTCGGTCATAGCATCAACGCTAATCTGCTGACCGTTCTTCATCGTCCACATTATCTCTCTTTGTTTCATCTTATGCGGTTTTTATTAGTTTTGAATTCCAAAGGATGCGAACCGTATAGTCCGCCTTAAACTCCTGCTCTCCTACCATCTCCTCCTCATTCCATACAAGGTTATAAAGGATATAGTTCATTGTTTTAGTTTGAGTGCTCCATACTCTGTCCTGGATAGCGAAAACGCTTTTAGTATCGTTATGTATAGCCAACTCCAGGTATAGTTTAGTGTTTTCTTTACTCTGCTCCATCTCTTTAGTTTTTTAGTTCTTGGTTTATTTCTTCAATGTCTACTCTCAATTCGTAAGCCTTTTCGCTTTCCTGCTGCAATTCAACGTAAAGGTCTTTTAACTGCTGCTCCAACTCTTCCTTTCGCATTAGCATAAGTGTCCGTTGCATTTCTTCGTTATCTAAACAAAAGTCGTTTATTTCTTTTAGTGCCTGGTGCCTGGATAGTGCGTCTTTTTCAAACAAAACTCTTATGCCTGGATAAACGGAGCGGTATACTAAATTCCCGTGGCGTATAGAAGAACTGTCACATTCCTCATCCCACATTTTAATTATAGCCTTCCAGTATTTATACCCGTCTTCCTCATAGCGATAGATTGAAAAGGTTATGTCTCCCTGCATAGCGTAAAAGTGCGTAGCGTGAAGTTTCTTCATTTTTAAACTGATTTCTTGTGCTTTCATTTTTTTAGTTTTTAGCGTTGATAAATTCGTTAACTGTATCCAGGATGCAAGGGTTAAAGCGGTGGGTGTTTCTTTTTAGCCACTTTTTAAATGCTCCCTGGTTAACATATTGCAAAGTTGCAGGAGTGATAACGGGTCCCTGGCAAAAGGCAGTAGCCAGGGAGCAAAGGATTTTTGTAGTTCTTGTTTCCATTTTTTTATTTGCTTAAAAGGTTAGATAATTTCAAGCGAAGTTGGATTGTTTTGTTATGTCCTAATCCGTGCTTGTTTGCCGCCTCTTGGATGGCTTGTCTTGTTCTTTCGATTCTGATTGTTTTTTTCATTTTGCTTATTTTATATTTGTTTCTTGTGCAATGATATATATATGATTTCATATAAAAAAATATTTTCGCAATTATTTTGTCTTTTTTTTGTTTTTTTTTAGAACTCATCCAGGGAGTCCCACTGTGCTTTAAAGATGAAGTACATAGTTCCAAAGAGTTCCAGGTTGTATTCCCATTGGCTGCCATCTCCATACAAGTCCAGGAGTGGAGGTAACGTTCCCTGGCTGCTTATCTCCTCCAGGAGTTTATCGTATATCTTTTCGCTTAATTCCTGGCTCATAGTAAGTCGTTTGATGCAAAGGAGTAAAACTCATCTGCCGTTAAAATTATGTGATCTACAACGGTAGTGTTCATTATAGCACAGAGTTCCTTTATCTCCTGGGTAATCTTCTTGTCGCTCTCGCTTGGATGCAACGTGCCGCTTGGATGGTTATGTGCCAGGATAACATTGGTAGCCAGGCAGTCAACCACATATTTTAAAACTATTCTTTTATCTACTATCGTTCCAACAATTCCTCCCTGGCTTATTTTAGCATACCCAACAGTTTGCAGTTGATTGTTTAACATAAGCATAAAAAAGGATTCGTATACCTCCAGGTCATCCCCATAAAACTGTCGGATATAATGTGCAGCCTCCGCACCGCTCGTTATCTTTTCTTTTACAAATTCGGTAGCCGCTTTGCGTATCTCGTATCTTTTTATCGTTCCCATTTCTTAAAATTTATTTTTGATATATTCCGCTAATTTTCTACTTTTAAGTATCTCCACTGCCCTTCCATAGTTCAACCCATCAAAAAGGTCTCGTATAAACTCTTTCCCTCCTTCTCCGCTCCACATACTTATCTTGTAGTCTCCTTTATACTCCTGGCTCTTATGCAAGGTGATAACATAACCGTCTATTTTTCTTGGCATATTATAAAGTTTTAAGTTCGAATTCTATCCCTTGAGCCTCCAGGCGGTGAGTTATCTCATCTGCCAGGTCTTCACACCATATCGTTGCAGTATCCGTAGCCACCCACTCCATCTTTTGCGTGGTCGCTCCTCTATGGTAGAAGTCGTTGATTATAAATTGTGCTTTTAAGCAATCTCGTAGGCTTATTTGCAGTACCCAAAAAGTTGTTGTTTCCATATTTATCGTTTTATTTCTGTGCAATAATATATATATGATTTCATATAAAAAAGGTTTTTAAAAAAAAGTTTGTTATTTTTTCAATTTTTTTATTTCCGTCTTGTATCTTTTAATGATTTCCTGCACCTCATCCCTGGAGAACTTTCTTGTTTGCTTTGCTTTAGCCTGGAGGGAGTCAAATCTCTCCTGCCCTATTTTCGAAATTAAATGAATTTGATAATTCGCCAGGTCTCCGTGCTTTGAGTTGTTGCAATGCTCACATTGAAGGTGCACATTATCCTCATCAAACCTAACAGACTGGTGGTAGGCGGTGTTCCAATAATGCCCTGCGTTCTCCTTTTTTGCAGGTTTCTGACACGATATACAAACGCTCCCTGCATCCCTTAATCGAATCCATTGATTAAAGATAATTTGTGCCGCCTGGAGTAGATCACTTAATTTTTCGTTATCCACTTTCCACTTTTGCTTGGTTTTCTTCCAGGCATCTGCTTTTACCTGCTCCACCCAAACCTTAACGCACTCCTCCTGGAGGCAGTACTTTTGAAGGAACCTAACTGGTTCAAACGGTTGCTTACAATTCTTGCACCTTGGCATTCTTTTACTCTTTAATTAAAAAGTTCTTTATTTGTTCGTTCTCTTTTTTCAACGCTGCGTTCTCCTGCTGCAAAAGTAGTAAATGATATTCTAAATCTCTACATCTTTGCCTTGTTGCTCTGTACTCCTTCTCCAGGACATCGTAAACCATCCAAGTATGTAAAAGTGCCTTTTCGCTTTTCTCCATAGGCACAAGATAGTCCGTTCTGTGAGGGTTTTTTTCTTTTATGGTATCAATACCGTTTTTAATCCTGGCTCTTACCGTATGGAGGGAAGTCCTGGCAATTATAAGTTCTAACTCAAAGTCCATAACATTTATTTATTAAAATTACTACAAGGCTGCCGCACATATATCCAAGGGAGCAAACAAACGCCATCTTTATACGCTCACTCCAATTCTTTGACTCCACCATATATCCTACGAAGGGCAACCCCAGGAACGGTCCCAGGGATGCAAACAATACCATTCCTATCTCGTTCCTATCCGCAACATACCACATATATAAAGTACTGCATATTTCTATTATAAAGGCACTTAACCAAAGTATAACCCATCTCATCTTACTTATTATTTTGCTCGTTCATTCTTTTAATCTTTTCGCTAAAACTCAATATATCATCAAAGGAAGTTTGTGCAGGAAATGAGTTACTGCCCTTTTTAATTTCTCCTCTTATGCTTTGAAGGGGGTCAACTCCGCCTATCTTAAACCCTAAACCATTATTAAACTCGCAAAGGATAGGTTCGTTTAGATTAGTGTGCCTTCCTCCAGTATCCAAATCTTTTATTTTCTCTACATTTATCATTGTATAGTATTTCATTGTTTCGTGCTTGACCAAGCGATGAATTACAAACATATCATCGCAGCGGTTCAAAAAGGCTTTACCTCCTTCTACGTGGTCTTTGAGGGGTGCCTTTACGTGTCCGTTCCATTCGTGCCCTGGAGCGTATAAGTTTCCTGCTCTACCGCTTTCACTTGTTGGATGGGTGTTTATATATAGAGTCATTCCAGTATAGTTAACCAACTCCCTGGCTGCATTTAAAAAACGGTAATTCCCATCGTAGGACATCTCTCTATCCAGGGCGGTAAAAGGGTCTATTAATGCCGCATCACATTTGCTTTGCTCAAACTTTTCAAACAAGTCCTGGGGTTTGTATAGCCTATCGTTTGGTATAAAAATAAAGTGCTTTTTTATCCTTTCATATAGTTCTACTATATCGCATTCTCCCAATTCGTTATACCTCATCCCTGCCAACATCTGTATCCAATCCCTAAAAATGTAAGCGGTTTTGTTCTCTCCACTGTAGATCACAAATTTTAAATTATGCTTTAACGCCAGGTTAAGAAAATACCAGTTTATAAATAAAGATTTCCCAACGTTATCGTGTCCCAGGATAATGTTTAATTGCCCTCTTTTAAAAACAATATTGTTATCCAGGCTGCAACCTATCCCCAAACCTCGAACTATCTTTCCTCTCCGATAGTCGATTAAGTATTTTAAATCATCGTTCATTGTTGTTTGATTTGGCTGTTTATATACATCACTAATTTATCGCTGCCATCAAAAGACAAGGGTTTAGTGCAATTCCCTCCTTTATAACTTTGACTTCTGCTGTGCCAGGTTTTTAACCTCCTGGATAAACCCCACGTTTTCTCCTTCTCAAATCTCATTTTCTTGTCCTTCTCTCCTATCTCCGTCCAGTATTCAAAAAACTCTCTTAACATCTCCTTTGGATAATCTTTTAAAAAAGGAACGAGGCTATCGTAGAACGCCTTGTTTCTTAATATTAATTCATTGTTATTCTTATTCTTATTGTTATTGTTATTAGCCTTCGTTTCGCTTTCACTTTGCTCCTCGTTTGCTTTTGTTTTGCTTTCGCTTTGCTTATACTTGGAACTCTTTCCATTTTGGAAACGTTTAAGGTTTGCCTCAATTTGCGGCTTAATAAGTTTAAAGATTGTTCCAGGGATGCCAGGCGGAAATGTTTCCACTCCATTAAGACCCAACTCATAAATGGCGTTCCATACTTGTCCCTGCTCCTCCAGGGGAAGTTCCTTGATTGCCTCATAGAAACTTCGGTAGATTAACATACTATCTCTCATAAAAAAAAGGGTATAAAAAAAACCTTCAATGCTTTGGGTCTCACTACGCCGCACTGAAGGTTAAGTATAATTTTAATAATCTGTTGTAAAGATAAACAATTTTGTGAGACCATACGCAAATGTATAAAATTATTTTTGTTCTGCTGCTTTTTTGTAGGTTTTCCTTACCTCCCTTATAAAGTTTAAACAATCCTTTGGGTTGCTGATATAGTCTAACGCTATATCCATAACTACCGCAATTATTTTGTCGGCATCCTTTGAGGCTGCTTTTAATTCCTTCGCTCTTTTTTCTGTATTAAAGTTCATAAGTATCCTGCTTTTATTATTTGATTTCTAACTAAAAAATTATGTTTTATCGCCTGGCTTAACTTTTTCTTAAACCTCCGATATTCGTATACTCTTCCGTGGCTATTATCCAGGACTTTTTTAAAATACCTGGAGTTATCTGAAAACCACCTAACCTGGTACCTATCCATTTCCTCACATCGGAGGTATCTGTCTCGGTAGAGAATGCTGTGTACTTTGCCACATATCTCATCGCTTACTATCACCGCAAAAGGTAACTGTTTTCTATGGAGTTCGATTATAAGCACTCTACATATTAGATTTTACTACAAAGATAGTTCTTTCCCTCTCTGCTATCTCCTTGTAGGAATGATTTGATAAAACATACCATTGCTTGTGGCTGCACTCCATCTCTCCAACTATATACTTATGCGTTATAGTTTGTTTTTCTATTCCGCTCAAAATATCATCTTTTAGCCTATCCAGGGTCCGTACTAAATCTTTGGCATCCTTATACTCTAAGTCAACAAAAACTCTTTTTACTTTTTTTCTTTTCTTCATCTTTCCAGGTTTTTGTAGATCACAAAAAAACTTATTATAAAAACTGCCAGGCATAAACATATACTCATTTTCTATCGGGTTGTTCGTTTATAACTGAAAGGTAGTCAAGGTAGAGGTTTATATTAAAACTTCCGCCTTTATCCTGGCAGTATCCAGGAAGGGATTGTTGAGTCCACCACTTCTCCATTTGCTTAATGTTTGCTTTTCTCTCTTTTGGATAAGGGATGTATATGTTATCCAATATCATCTTTTTAGTTTTTCTTTTCATTATAAAAATATTAAGTGTAACTCTATGCAGGAAACCAACATTGCTTTTTCGTGGTCGCTCAAAGGAAGGTGAACGGGAAACTCATACTCGTCCTGGCATCCTACTATTTCATAGTAAACAATGTCTTCGTTATCCATCTCTATATTATCAAAAAACAAAGTATGCTCTTTATACCATACCTGGCAGTTATACGTTTTAGTATCCAGGTCATAGTCGCTGTATAAAATATCCACTCCCATCTTTAGTCGTTATTAAAATGTTCTGCTGCCATCCAGTATAAGTCATAGTTTGAACTAGTTAATTCAAGTTCTAGTTGTTCAGCAATCTGATTGGCTAACTCTTCGTCAACAAAGTATAAACCATCTCCGTCAGATGTTTCCCTCTCTCCGTAGAAATCTTTTGCATCCAGGATAACTGTTATTTCTTCCGAGTGATCGTCAAAGTATCTGCCATCTATGGAAATGTAGTCCTCTATCAATTCGTACTTTATTTTGATGTTAAAGTTTTC